TTCGGGGCTTGTAATCCGTTCTAGGAACCACTCTAGATCCTCAGGGTGGATTACTGTCTCGCCTGAAACATTAAAGTTACATTCAAGCTCTTGAGCAATCTGCCGCTTGGACATGTTTCTGGTTTCTTTTTCAAACCATTTCTTATCTCTGTCGGGGTGAGCATTCCACATCAGTGTGGTCATGTGGAAGTCGTTTGTTCCGCTCTCAGCTTCTACACAGTTCTGATGGAACCAGTTACCCACACCATTAGGCGTAGAGAGTGCGATGCATCGACCACCAGTCGATAGTGTGGGATACAAAGCAGTCCATAGTTCGTCTAAGCGCTCAACATGAGCGGCCTCGTCGATGATCAATAGTGATAACGCCTCAGAACGTCCGGCGTCGCCAGATGTCGATGAACTTTTAATTTGGGATCCATTGCCCAGCTCGAAGGAGGTGCGGTTATCAATAGTAATGTCTGAGATTCTCATCCAGTCGGGCAAGTTCTTGATTATTGCTTTGACTTTTTTAACTAAGTTTGTGGCTGTCTGCAGCTTTGTTGCCACAACAAGGATATTTTTGTCGCGATGAAAAAGCATTAGCCACGCTACATAGGCAGCGGTGATTGTGGAGATGCCGAGTTGGCGCGCCTTGAGGATAATGTTAAAGCGATAATCGTTAAAATCTACAAGAAGATCCTTTTGATAATCAAAAGCCTTAAAGGGAATAAGCCCCTTCTGGGGGTGAGAAATACGACAATAGCTTGTAGTAAAGTATACCGGATCTTTGCCCGCCTTTACGATTTCTTTTAATATCTCTTTCTTGGTAAGAGCTGCCATAGTTAGATCTTCACATTAGAAGGCTTCTTGGCTTTGTCTCTCCCCATTGAAAGAAAATCACGAATTGCTGAATCGAGGCGCTCTTCGTCAGTGCCTCCATTAACCTCTACAGTGTCCGTCAATCCGCCGATACGATAGTCGCAATGCGCCTGTACGTCCGTACGGTAGTTGGATATACGCTGAACTAGAATAGAGGAGTCACCCTCCTTCGTCAGCGTAAGAGAGTTGCCCGTGATAGCTTTGTATTCTTTCTTCAGGAACTTGACGATCTCCTGAATCTGGCCTTCGATGTCGCCTTCAAAACCGTTGTCTTGGACTTCTTTGATTCTTGTCTCCGCTTGGTACGTAACGCGGAGAATGGGACCATGGAACTTAATTCCAAAGCCATCCATTACGCGACGGTCGTTAATGTAGTGACCGTCCTGGCGCTTGAGTCCAGCGTCGCGGGCTTTGCCGTCAGCTTGGAGGGACTCTTCGTGAGCGCCATCCCAGGCGCCATTAGCAGCTGCCTGATTAATTCCCTGAATGATTTCGTATACTGTTGCCATGTTATTCTTCCTCGTTAGGTCGCCAGCCGCTTGTCCACCTCTCTTCTCGCCCTTCGATATATTGCATATAACATCCGAAGCAAGCTTCAAATTTATTCATATACAAATCATCTCGGCAACGAAAAGAATATTTGCTGCAAACAGGACAAGTCCTATTATGATCTCTAGTAAGTAGTTTTTTGTTTATTAAAAATCCGTCTTGTTCTACTTTGTCTTGGGATTCAGCCAGTTTGGCAAACTTGCGTTGCTCCTCTTGTGACTGGTTGATGTATTCCTTTTCCTTATCTTCGTTCCAAAAGCGTTTGGGATTATTGATTGTAGTGTCCCCGTACTTCTGTGATATCGCCTTCTCAAGTTTGGCGATATATTCTTGCTTGTCGCTCACTGTGTAACGATCTCCGTTGACAATGCAAAAATACCAAGCGAGGTAAGAGTTCCGATTCCGAAACCAAGGGCTACCATAAAAGGTGCAGTTCCGGGCTTGTTCTTAGTTACCAGATCATATAGCCTATCATTTTCAGCAGTCTTCAGGATCATCATTGCTTCGTATTTGTCTTTCCAGGAAACTAGCTCTGTCTCTTTATACGACAGCAAGAGTTCATATTTTTCCTGTTGGATCTTTAGTTCATATTCAACCCGGAGGGAACACTCGGCTTCGGCAAATGTCTTATCTGTGAGGATTTTTGCCGCGGCGTCGAGCGACAACAAAACGCCATCAAAGGGCACCGTGTCGCCCGCTTCAATGGGGAGAACAGTGTAATCTGGGAATGTTTCAATCTCCTCCGCGTGGGCTATTACAGGCGCGCCCAAGAATGCCGCCAAATATATTGATAATATCTTCTTAACCATTTTCCATCCCAAACGCTTTCGCCAGTTCTCTGGCTAGCTTCTCTGGATCATTATAACTCTCATCAATAATTCTTTTAAGTTCTTCCTCTTTTTCTTTGTCTATGTCGATCCCGCGCTTTTTAAAGTCTTCTTCCACTTCCTCTCGTCGACGAAAATATTCCTTCAATCTCTCGTTCTTTTCTGAGATCTCTGTATTGTGAATGTGAGCTAGAGTTTCCATTTCTTGGTCATGCGAATCTCGTCGAGACTCCATTATGTCAAGTAGCGCTGCGACGTAGGTGCCATTGCGAGTGAGAGCATATAAAAGAAATGCCACAACGATGCCCAGCCCCAGGACTATTGCCCACCAACACTTCTTAGCCCACAGATAGACTTTCTTAGCGACGGTTTTCAGTTTTATTAACGTCATCATTTATACCCCTTTAGCTTGGCTACTGCATCGATGACAGTCTGTCCGCCAATATAAACGCAGGTGATAATAACCCAGTCGCCAGATGCTAAATCGGAAAACATTAAAAGGCTTGTTGCTGTTGCCCAAGCCAATAGTTTTCGGGATATTAACTTCTCCAATCCTTTATCTACTACATGTCTCATAATTACGTACCTCGCACACTAATTAGAATCAGGAGCGCCCTATGTCGAAACAAGTTAAACTTAAGTTTAAAAAATCGCTGAAGGAGGCGGAGTTTGTTCATGCTGATCTTGAATACCATGAAGAACTGATCTCCGACGCCAAGAGAGAGTTCTTCGCCAAAGTTGAGGAAATCTTCAATGGACTTAGCGACGAGGATAAAAAGAAAATCAACGACGCCAAAAAGAAAAAAATGGCAGCGCAGGCGAAGCGAGAAGAAAACAAGAGTTCCGATGACGAGCCAGAAGACGAAATTGGTGGTCTTCCGGAGAACGAAGAGATGCTGTCGACCGATGAGGGTTCCGAGGATGAGGAAGTAGAGGAGGGTGAATCAGACTCACCTTCTGTAAAATCTTCTGATCTGCGAAAGCTCTTCCACGCCATTGCCGATCTTTGCCATCCCGACAAAACCGAGGCCAGGGGCTTGGCAGCGCACGAAATTAAAAAATTAGAAAAGGTATTCAAAGAAGCGCAGTCTGCATACAAGAGTGGCAACTGGTATCTCTTGTACGTTATCGCCCTCGATCTAGGCATTGATGTTGACGACCCGACCGCGGATCATGTCGAATGGGTTGAAGAGGATATTAAATACACGTTGGAGAAGATCTCTCAAATTGGAACTCTTGTTGTATGGGTGTGGTTTAACGGTGATGGGCTCACAAAACTACTGGCTATGCAAAACTATTTCCAACAATCATTCGGATATGATCTCCGCATCTAATCACTGATTTACGCTGGCGAATCCTCTAACCTTATCAATTGTTATCTCAGTATCAACTATATCCTTAAGGGAATCAACGTGAGAAATTAAAATCACTGTCTTAAAATACATCTTGATCATCTGTAGCATCCGAATAAATCCTTCCATATTCTCAGCGTCGAGGGCGGTACCCGGCTCGTCGAGGATGAAAACATTACCCTTTGGTAGCGATGATATGGAAAGCAACGCTAGTCGCACTCCCATGGCGCCGATAGTCTTTTCTGCGCCGGAACCCATCTCAATGGGTCGAGGTTCGTGCTTGGGGTGCTTAAGCAGAACATCCAACTTACGACCGTCTTCTTGGAAGTATACTTCGAAGTCGACTATGTTTGATAAAATCTTAGCGATTTCTTCGTTGATTACCGGGAGGCGCTTCTTGATAATATCATATGCGATACCATTCGAATGCATGCAGCGCATAAACAAATCGTAAGCGGCGTATTCTGTTTCGATCTCTTCCTGGGCTGCCTTCCTCAAGAGCAAATCTTCAACCTTTTGTTCAAGCGAGCCAATCTGTCGATGATGTTGATTAATCGTTCTTTCTAGCGCAGTGATTGAATCTCTCTTCTTCTCTATTTTAGCGAGAGTGAGGTCCCGAGTTGCAAGCAGGTTCTCAATATTCTGAATCAGTTCCTTCTTTTCTTCGTAGAGGTCAATCTTCTCCGAGACTACTCTAAGGGAATCCCTGTTCGTGCGGATCTTGGCGTATAGGACCTCAATGGAAAATTTATTGTCTCGCTTTTCGATTTCGATATTATTCTTCTTTATAATGGTTTTGTTGTAACGATCAATAACTTCTATCATCTCGGCTGAGTCGACAGAGACAATTTTCGCTTTATGATTTTTGGCGTCATCTATTTCATTGACAATGTCCATCTTCAGGGACGGAAGTTCCTTCTGGGCTATGTGAGCATCTCTAATGAATCGGCAAGTGGGGAAAGAGTCGCCGCAGGGCACCTCGTTTAAAAGCTCCAACTTTTTGCTCAAAGATTTATAGTCGTTGTCCATCAGGCGCGCCCGGGCGACGGTTCGATCGTACTTATCTTTGAACTCGTCGTACTCCCTCTTCTTTGATAGAAGTTCTTCGATGTCTATGGTTGTCAAGAAATCGTCGTACTCTTTTAGTTGCGCATCAAATTCCAGATTCTCTTGCTTAAGTTCAGCAATATTAATTAAAGTGCTATCAATCCTCTCCTCAAGAGTTGTTCTAGACTCAAGAAGTCTTTTGATATCCAATCGCTCGTCTGGTAGGGAATCGATCTGTGTTGTGAGGTTAGCAGACTCTATTTTAAGTTCTTCCAACTCTTGCCTTAATTCGTCGCACTTAACCTTCTCTAGCCCCAGCTCGGCGGCCGCTTCTGAAAGTTGTACTTCTGCGACTGCAATGTCTATCTTATAGTCTACGTCTCCTAGTCGCCGAATAAGTGCTTTGAGGTCTGCTCCGTCTTCTTTTGCTAGATTAAACTTTTTCTCAAAAATGTCTAAATCTAAGAACTTAGCAAGAATTTCTTTACGTCTGGTCGAGCCTTCCTTAATGAAAGACAAACTATCGAGTTGACTGGACATTGAGGTGAGAAGGAAATCTTCTACTGTGCCGAATCGCTTTCGGATATGGGCATCTGTTTCATTCCGAGTTGTGCCGTTCATGCTTCTTGTTTCGCCCAGAATCGGGTCAGAGCCATTAAAGTCTAAGAAGGTTCGTGCCTCATTCGTGACTTCGCCCTTTAGTTTTTTCACATACTTCTCTGATGTTCTTTCAATAGTATAGGTTTTGTCGCCAACCTGAAGTTCTACTGTGCCGCGGCAGTTCTCTTTGTGCTGGTTGATGATATTGTAGTTTTTGCGCTCGTTCTTTGACGTCGTGTTGAACATCGTATAGAGAAGCCCATCAATAACGCTAGATTTCCCTGAATAGTTCTTGCCGAAAATACCGACAATACCATTAAGATTCGTGAAGTCTAGTGTGTTTCCCTCGCCGTAATTGAACAGATTGTCCCACTCAAACCGGTTAATGTTCCAGTTAATGTTGCGCGCGATTTCTTCAGTTTCCTCAATCTTTGAATTGTACTTGCGGTTCAGTTCAAAAACCCTGTCAAGCATTTGCTCGTCGGGCTCATAATCTACTAGGTATTCTCGAATAAGATCTTCCTGTACACCTTTATCTCTTAGGTTTTCAACCTTAAAGCCAGCGCCGATATCGACTGTACCTGTCTCACCGGAGGCACGATTTAAGAAAGTGATACTCTCAGGCTTGAACCGGTGTTTGGCCACTCCCACTGCCCTTCGCATAACATCAAGAGGCAGATTGTTATTACTTACAAGACGCAAGCGCGCTCCTGCGGGAATACTGGTACCCTTAGGCATCCTACCCTTAGGAGTAAGCTCTATAGTCACAAACGGCTTCGGGTTCAAAAGAATGTGATGCTTTACTGTAAAGGTATTCTTATCTTCAATGTCCCAGATCAAGAAGCCCTTGTCATTGGTCTCACCATGATTCTGCTGAACAGTTGAGCCGCAATAACGTACGCGCCCTTCTGTATCAAGAATCTGATTAGTCTTGTGAATGTCGCCGAGCATTGCAAAGTCGTGACCAGCGAAGACGCCAATGTCGTGATCGCCGTGATCCATCACCCAGCCGGTGTCGGTCTTGACGCCAGACACGGAGCCGTGATAAAGTGCGATGTTGATGCGTGAGTTGTCGCTTGGCGCAACCCAGTTCTCCTCATCAAACACGGATAGCACGTTGAGGGCGAGATCCGGCTCTACGACGGTTTCACCGGCATTCTTGAGTAGATGTAGGTCCGGGAGGTCCAAAGCCTTCACAATGGGCGACAGCGCGTCCTGACGCGTACTGTTCTTTAGGTTGCCGTCGTGGTTACCCAGAATGATGTAGGTTGGTGCGATTTTCGCTAGATTTGAAAAGAAGTCGGAGCAAAGCTCAACGAACTCTGGTGAAATCTGTGTCTTGGTGTGGGCGATGTCGCCGCA